GAGACAAGTACGACGGAGATGCAGAAGGACAGAAAGCTCAACTGAAGTTGCCCATCAATGAGACTCTCCTCTTCAAAGGGATCCAACGCGCCCTCGGGCCGCATATGTGGAAGGGACAGGAGGAGCGCGGACCAACAAAGAAAGGTGCCCTGATGGGCACCTCCTTCACTTGGCCGCTGCTCTCAATCCTGAACACATACGCAGCTGCGAAGGCAAACTACGGCTTGAGCGGGCGCAAATGCGCCAAAATGCTCATGCGGGGGCACCTGAAAGGGTACCCGCGAGCACCGTTCGTCACCTGTGGTGATGACATGGCCGCAGTTTGGGAAGGATCTAAATCGGAGGAATACTTCCGCCAGCTTGTGAAGATAGGACTCGTGGCTAATATAAAGAAGTCCTTTAGGTCGCCAGACGCCTTAATCTTTGTAGAAGAACTGTACCAACTTAATAAGACGGTACGTGCTGCAATTCCCGCGGGAAGAGCAGTGCTCTCTGCATTGACTAGGGCTAAAGCGACCAACAAGGACAAGCCGACCTGGGCTGTGCTACCATCAATCCTGAGGGATCAAATGGCAATGCAACCCAAATGGAGGAGGACCGCGCTACTCGACACTGCGCGCGTCCTCCACCCAAGCGCCTTCTCTCGCCTAGAGAAGACAGGTCGGCCCTTACATTGGCCAACGAGCCTCGGTGGTTGGGGAATTCCACATCCGTCCGGGAAGCTGTTTGCTCCCCTAAGGGTCCGGAGAGCCGCTGCTGTCGTTGTGACGGGCGGCCGGAACTCCTTGAAGACGAATACAATAATGCCAAAGCACCCCATAGCCAAAGACCTAATCCGCGGACTCCGAGATCTACCAAGTGTAGACCCGAAGTCCGAGGATTCGGTTGACTTAGAGGAAGGTTTGACGCATGTCTTTACAGATGTGGAGGGTACACTAAGGTACTCCCCGCTTTCCCGAGACCTGTTTGAGTCCGTCCTACTCCCGCCGAAGCGTGGTGTCTTCGAACAGTTGGTAAACCAGCTAGTAGCTAGTTGGCCAACCGTGAAGCCCCTCGGGGATGTTGCTGCTGCCGCCTACGCAGCTCCCCGCGAGTATGTGGACAAATCTTCACTCGCTCTTACTCTCACACGGTGGCTCCGGGTCCTCCCCAGAGCCATCGTCGGCCTTAAAGACAAGGCTGGACGCCACGCACGTGGTGACTACCGTTTCGACCGAAACGGAATCCCCAATGCCCTAAAAAGCATCCGAGCACAAGTACTTCTTGACCTCACGTCTAAGTTCATCCACCTACGAACTTAGGCGAATCTACCCCCCTCAGG